TCCGCAAGATGGTCGGGCTCCTGGCGACAAAGATGGACGAAGTCGCCGCGGAGATGCTCGGCCAGGCGGAGGCGCGAATGCAAGCGGCGACGGCGTCGAGTCTGCTCGAACAATCTGGCACGCCATCTACGAGGCCGCCGGAATCCTCGGCGTCCACCCAGGAAAGTGGACGCTCAGAAACCTCCTCATCGCTCGCGACGCCCGCCTAGAAATGGATTGGTGGCATACCGCCAACCTGCTTGCACAACAAGCCAACCTAAACAAAGCAAAGCACGCTCCAAGCACAGACCCGGCCCGGCTGAATCCGTTCGCGAAGAAGGCCAAGCCCAGGCAGGCGACGCCGGAAGAAATCAAGAAACTCCTCGGACCTAACTGGCACGACGTGACCACATGAGCGCATCAAAGGTCAAAGCCGGCCAAGTATTCGTCGAGATCGGGGCGGACCCGCGGGCGTTCTTCTCGGCCCTCAACAAGATCAACCGCCAGATCGGCAACCTCGGCCGGTCGATGAGCGTGGCCGGCACCAAGATCGCCGGCATGGGTGCGGCCGCCTTGTTGCCATTCGGGGCGGCAATCCGCCAGGGCACGGCCTACCAGTCAACGCTGCTCAACATTCAAGCGAGCACCGGGGCGACCACCGCCGAGCTCGACAGGATCAAGGCATCGTCGATGGCGATGTCGCGGGAGCTTGGCATTGGGCCTACGGCGGCCGCTGAAGCAATTAAGGAAATGGTCAAAGGCGGACTTACGCTAGACCAAGTTCTTGGTGGGGCTGGTAAGACGGCGGCAGAATTCTCGGCAGTGGCCGAAATGGCCGCCGGCGAAGGCGCTGTCGTGCTGTCTAAGGCAATGAACGCATTTGGCGTTGACGCCGACACGGCAGCAAATGCCCTAAGCGCGGCGGCCGACGCGAGCGCGACGAGCATTCCCGAAATCTCTCAAGCGTTTTCTCAAGTTTCTGCCGTTGCTGCATCATCCAACCAAAGCATTGAGGATTTGGCGGCTGGGCTGGCCGTCTTGGCAAATAAAGGCATTGTTGGCTCCGACGCAGGCACGTCCGTCAAGACGATGCTCCAGAGGCTGAAAGCCCCGTCGGATGAGGCGGCCGAGGCAATGGCGACTGTCGGGCTTTCGGTGGCCGATCTTCGTGATGCGGCTTCCGGAAAATTGCTTTCGCTGCCGGCTTTGATCGGCAAACTAGAGCAAGCATTTGCCGGCGTAGACGAGATCACCAAGGACATGGCGATCAAGAAAATCTTTGGCGATGACGCAATTCGTGCGGCAGAGATTTTCAGGGCGACCGGCAAGAAGAGTTTTGAAGAAGTAATGGCGGCCATGGCAGGCGCCCTGCCGGTGAGCGAGAAATACCGCACGCTTCAAAGCGGACTAGCCGGGCAAATGGCGAGCGTCGATGCGGCCATGAGGCGGGCGGCTATTGCGATTAGCGAAGCCGTTGCGCCTTCCTTTATGCAGATGTCTACGTCGCTGATTGGTGCGATCGACGCCGTAGCGTTGTTCGTGCGCGACAACCCTGCCCTTGTCATGAGCATTGCCAAAACAGCGGCGGCCGCCATTGCTACAGGCGGTGCGCTTATCGGCCTGGGTAGTGCCTTGCGTATCGTGAGCTTTGCTCTCGGAGGATTTATTGGCTTGGGCAAGGCCGTTATCGCTCCGATCGTCATGATGTCGGACGCCGTTACGTTCCTAAGCCGCAACTTTCTGGCCGCCTCAACAAGCGTGGTCGGTTTTGCATCCAAGGGGATTGCAGCGGTTGCCCAATTTGCCGCAGAGATGACGGGGCAAGTGGCTGTCGCTTCCGCAAAATCAGGCGCGCTTGCTGCCAACTATTTCGCCGGGACGATCTCGATCGTCTCCGCGACTGTTGCTAGGGCGGCCGAGGGTAATATGCGAGCGGCGGCAATCGGAGTGCAGGCTCTTGGCAAGATTGGGGCATCCGGCGCGAGGAGCGCAATGATCGCCGGATCCTCGCTTGCGCGGCTTACGAGCACTGGCGGCACGCAACTGGCAAGGCTTGGCGTACAAGGATCAACGGCCCTGGCGACTGTTGGGGCGTCTGCCGCGACGGCTGGCACTACGGCTATTGCGTCGTTTGCCCGGTCGGCGATGGCTCTCACGGCGTACACAGCCACAAGCATCGCCTCGGCTGGTGCTACCGCCGCGGCCTGGGCGGTAGCAAACACGCCATTCCTCGCTCTTGTGGGTGTCGCCGGCGGGGCCATTCTCGTCGTGTCGCAGCTGGGCTCGCTGATCAGCCAGATCGGCGGATCGGTAAAGGAGTCTTTCAACACTGCGGTCGCGCAATCAGTAACGCTGTTTTCCGATCTGCACCGCATAGCCTCGGCAACATTTGGAGCAATCTCCGACGCCTTGGCTGCGGGCGATCTAGAGCTTGCAATGGAATCCGCAATGGCTGGCCTCCTCGCCGGCTTTACTCGCGGCGCGAATGCGTTGATGTCAAAGGTTGAAGAACTGTCGGCCAGCATTATCAACACCTTTGACGCCTTCAAGTCGATTGCGGCCCAGCCGCTAATGATGTTTGAGTCGATCAAGGATCCTATCGTCGAGGCAGACCGCAAGGCGTTGCGCGAACGTCAAGACGCCCGCCTCGCTGCCGTTACTGGCAACGATGCCGCACGGGCCGCACAAGCAAAGGCGACGGAGAAGCGGGTGCAGGATTTGGCCGCCGTCGCGGCGGGCAAGCGGGCCGATGTCGATCAGTCGCGAGTCGCCGGCGACCGCCTGTCCGACGCGCGGACGATGCAAGATGTCGATCTGGCTCGCCAGATAATTTCACAATTACTTGACGCTGGAAACCTGACGGCCGAGGCCGAGCAAAGGCTTGTGGAGGACTACCGCTCAAAGTTTGCGGAGATGATGCAGCCAACCGGCGTTGTGGCTGCTGGCGCGCAGGAGGCAGTAGGCGGCGGCTTAAGCGGATACTCAACGGCGTCTGGCGAATTGTTTGCAGGCATTGCCTCCGCAACGGATATGAACAAGCTTGGCCGCGTAGGAAAGAAGATTGACGAGCTTATTTCGGGAGACAAGCTCAGTGTTCAAGAAGAGGACTACCTGCTCTCGGCGTATCGGGATCAGCAGAACCGTCTAGCCGATATGCAAGGCGTGCCAATGCAGTCGCAAGCCGAGGTCGCCGGGACGTTCTCCTCTACGAACCTCGGCGGCATGGGGTTCGGCTCGTCTCTCATAGAACGTATCGCCGACTACGGCAAACGCACCGCCGAAGCCACTGAGCAAATGGCCGGGCAGGCCGCAGTTGTTGGAGAATAACCGATGCCCCTCGCCTGGATCGAAGACAACTCAAGCCGCTCGGCCACAATCGTCCGCCTCGGGCGGAAGGCGGTGAGCTCCTACTCAAAGTCTTACAAGGTATTCGGCACCACCGACGACACGATCGTCCACGCCGAGGCTAACGGCTACCTCACCGGGGATCTTGCGTACTGGACGTACCCGGGCCAACCAAACGTACAACTGCGGGCCGAGTCCTACAGCGTCTCCTACCTCGGCGACGACGCCTGGCAGGTGTCGATTGCCTACGAGAAGCAAGGGGCAGAGGACGACGATCAGCGTGATCCGCTCAAGCGGTCGAGGTCGTTTGACACAAGCGGCGGGTCGCAGCACATCACGCAAGCGGCGGGCGGCTCGGTCACGACGAGCGGCGGGACGACCGTAACGCAAGGCAGCGAGCGGAGGTATCCGCCTGGCACCGCGCCGAGCATGAACAATGCAATCGGCGTGGACAGCAGTTCTGTCAACGGCGTCGACATCGTGGCCCCCGCGCTCACTTGGACAGAGACCTACGACGTTCCACACCAGTACGTCACGGCCAACTACATCAAGAGTATCGCCGCTCTAACTGGCACCGTGAACAACGGCGCGTTCCGCACCTTTGCCGCTGGCGAGGTGCTGTTTATGGGGTGCTCGGGCTCGCAGGAATGGGACGACCAGCGGGGCAACGGGCCTTGGACGCTCTCGTATAAGTTCGTGGCGAGTCCAAACGTGACCGCTCAAACCATCGGCGACATCAGTGGCATTGAGAAAAAGGGCCACGAGTATCTTTGGGTGCGTTACGAAGACGCCGTATCAAGCAACGAGCTTGTGAAAAAACCGAAATATGTCTACGTCAACAAGGTCTACAGAGACGGCAATTTCGCCGGCTTGGGGATCGGCACCTAATGGCACGCCCCGACGGACGCATTGAGAAGGGGCAGCGGCTCTCGTTGGCGATCTCCGCCAGGGCGTGGAACCGGGCGCAAGAGGCGGCGGATCGGGTGCTCGGGGCCGGGACAGGGGCAGAAGCGGGGCCAATTACCTTTACGTCCGCCCCATATCACTGGGTCTACGCGAAGAACGGCACTGGATCCACCGTGGATCGCTGGGGCATCATGTCGATTACCGGCGTTGAGGTGACGCCCACA